GTATCGTTTATGATCGCCGCTTGTTCGTTCGCCTTGTTCGTGTCCGTGATAGCAGTAGTCAGACCTTTAAGCGCCGATGCCTGACCGTCCGCAGCGTCCGCACCGCGCAACATGATTCCAGCAGCCGCCGCGTTCTCCGCGCCAAAAAGCTGCATCAATGTCGCCAGACGTTCCGCTTCCGAAAGCCCTTCCATCTTGTCGCCGAGCAACTCCAGCGCCGCATTGAGACCTTGCGTTGTGAGCACGTTTCCAAGTTGCTCCGTGCTCGTACCAAGTTCCGCAAGCGCCTGTGCTCCGGGGCCGCTCTGCTTCACAAGCAACCCGATGACGTTACGCAATGCAACACCGGCCTCTGCGCCCACCTTGCCGCCAGCGGCCAACACTTGCAGGGCCGCGTTCGTTTCCTCGAACGATAGATTGGCCGATGATGCCGCGACACCCGCTTGCTTAATCGCGTCCGCGATTTGCGGGATTTCAGCCGCGCCCGCCTGTGCGCCAGCCGCAAGCACGTTCATCATGCGTGCCGCTTCACCCGCCGCGTATGTTGGGTTCGACAGGTCAACGCCGAATTGGAGCATTGACGTTGTGAGCGCATCCATCGCCGCCGGTGCATCAATCCCGCCCGCGATTGCAAGCGTATTGATCGACTTACCCATCATCTCCATCGCTTCGGCGCTTTTACCGAAGTCCGGTCCCAACCTTGACAGCACCCCCTTGAACGATTCGATCTGATCCGTTACCGGTCCACCGAACTCCAACGAAAGCGAAGTAGCCGCTGCCGACAAATCGTCAAGTCCCTGACCCGCTATGCCCGTAATCGCGGAAAGCTCCGCTAGCCCACGGTCACGCGCAAGAAACGCCTTTACCGAATCGGTAGCGAAGTCCAACGCAATAGCCGCCGCACCCGCCGCAAGTCCGAACTTCGTAAGGTCTGGCAATGCCGATTTGAACCCTTCGCCGATCCCCTTCATCTTCTGCTTGTGATCGGCCAGCTTATCAAGTTTGCTGTTTACAGAATCAAGCTCTGTCCGCAGCGCCTTTGTCTCCGCAGTGATCCGAAGTTCTACCTCTTGGATGCTCGTTGCTGCCATTACATTCCTCCCCGTGCCATGCGGCTAAAGTACATACACATAATTTCGGGCCGCGTGAGTTTCATCCCTGCCACGTAATCAGCGGGACCGCTTGACACACTCGCCACAAGTTGCTCAACGCCCCACCCCTCAACGCCGGATTCCCGGCCCTGATCGGAGTAGTACGATTGGAACATTTCGCTAGGCAATATGTCTTCGGCCAGACGCAATACTAGCTCGTCTTCTTGCTGAATAGCGTAAAAAAATCCGTCACCACCGCATCCGTATCTTCCGGCAGCGCGTCCGTGAAATCATCGGTTGTATCGAGTATCAAGGCGAGGAACGAATTGAGGATGTTCATGTCCGTAGTAATCCGCGACAAGTCTCCGAGCTTCGCCACGCTTGCGCGGAGTCCGTTTGTCACTTGCGAAAATCGCGGCTTGTATTCTTTCGTGATCGTTCCCGCACCGTCCGCGAAGCGGATTGTATAGCTTGCGTTCATCTCTTTTTGTCCATCAATTGTTGGTAGAAAGCAATTCGTTTCTCTGTTAATACTTGCGCGTCGTAGTGTTTTTCCACCGTCGCTCTATTACGCTCCCCGCGTTCCTTGCACATCTCCGGCGATTCGATATGCCGGATGATAGCATCACACCATGCGTCCGCATCTTCGGGAACCAGCGTCACATTCTCGCGCCCTAGATACTCGGAGTACGTCGCGTTATCACTCGCTATGATTGTCTTTCGCGCCACGCCCGCTTCCACGAGTTTCAGCGTCGAACGATAATCGTTGAACGGATGTGCAAGCAATGGAGCAATCAGGAATGACGCATCATGGTACAGCATTTGGATGTATGTGTCTACACTCGTTCCACGTGCCTGTGTTACTGTTCCGCGCTTGAATGTCCGTTTGGCTGTTCCGGGTTGGTGCCCGATGCCGTAGATGTAAAAGTCCACGGGGTAGTCGGTGCAGACACGTTCGAGCACGCCGGATTGTATAAGCCACCCAAGCTCACGGTAATGATTCGATCCACCGCCGTACACGATTTTTGTATATCGTTTTTCGGGATCATCTTCGTGCCAATACTCATGTGTGCGCCCCGCCATGCTGGAAAGCGTTAAGTCGAATCCGTTTTCTATCGTTGCGGCCATGTGCCCTTCGTCGCGCATCATGCGCGTGAGCGGGACACTCGCGCACGTTACACCGTCGCACATAGCTACGAGTTCATCCCACCGCCGCCACGAATCGAGGAACCAATGATCGACGAGGAAGTAATCCCACACTAACCTATCATGATCGTCAGTATCGAATACAAGCACTATGTCAGGACGCGCTTTGCGGAGCTTCCGCGCAATCTCAACTTGCACCCTGCCCTGCTTGTGGAAAACCACCACATCAGAATTGATGAACTGTGCCCACGAATCGGGCAGCGTCAATTCCTTCTGCGAATAAAAAGTGGCCGAATGATCCGTGAATTTATTTATCCACGAACTCGGCCACACACCGCGCATGACGCACGATCCATCGTTTGCATTGTATCCGATAAAAGCAATCTTCACGGTTCACCCGTTTAAAGTGTTGGGGTGGAGTAACGGCCCACCCCTCGCCGTTACGCCAAGTCTGCCGTGTAGAAGAATTCGTCCGCTGCCACGCTCACGGTTCCGGTCGTGGTCAAGTCCCATCCGTTCGCGCCAGTCATGCCGGACGGAAGCGGGAAAGAGATTGCCGCGCCTGTGTCGTTTTTCAGAGCCACGAATTTGTAGTTGAACTTGCCCTCGCCGCCGATCTCGTATTGAAATGCCTGCGAGAAACGGACCTTCGGGAAGGCCCACACTTCATTTACCGTTGTGCCGCTGCCATTGTCAACAGCCGCGCCGACAATCACCACCGCGAAATACTTGTCGCGGAATGACTGGTCCGCAGAGCCACCGGGACCGGCGAACTGTTCGCGGACCTTCTGATCGCGTGTGAGGAGAGAACCTTCGACCATAACGCCGGTGACGGTTGTATCGAATACAACCCTCTGGCCGGAGTCATCAATCTCCGAAAACTCTTCCTCTTCCTGTGTGATGCTTGTTGCTTTCGTCGCTTCCCAACGCACGAACGGGCCAAAGGCCGTGCCGGAGCGTTCCGCGATATACACACGGGCGCTCTTGACGTACTTCGACGTATTCTCCTGCGTTTTGCGATTGTATGTCCTTGCCATTAGTCCTCCTTAACTTCGGACTGTTTGATCTTCTTTTCTTCGACGTACTGCTCACCGATGCGTTTCGCCACAAGTTCCGGCGCGTTGTCAACGTCCACAACGTCACCGATCTCATGCCGTATGCCGTCAACGGTATAGAGCGGTTTCAAGAGTTTGACTTTCACAGTACCTCCATGCGCGTGAATTGCACACGCACGCTGTATAGTGCTTGTGTATTCTTTTCTGTTCCGACACGTTCCCACGAACGAACTTCGATAGGTATAGTTCCGATCAATGCACCAGCGAGCGCAGAGAGTACAGACTGCAATAATACAGCCGCCCGATCATCAGGCCCGTTTGCACGTTCGACGTACACATCCACTTGGTATGTGTATGTAGCCTCACGCGCATCCGTTCCGTCCGATTCTCCGAACTCACATTCCATGCGCTGAACGTAGATCGCCTCATCGTGCAATACGACATCTTCCGAGGAATCCTCGAAAGATCGCGTCAGCGTTTTCGTGATCGGTGCAAGCAGGTTGTATATCGCCCGCATGTCGTTCGCAAGGTTCATCGTTTCGCCCAAATGGTATTGAGTTTCGTGGAGCGTTCATCTTCGTCCACATCGCCGCTACCGTCCACATCGTAATCTAGCGCGAGAGATTGCATACTTTCGGTGAACAGCTTACCGAGTTCATCGTACACAATCTGCACCGTCGCCTCGCGGTCAAGTATCGGCAGGAGGCAGTTGCGCAGCGCCCAATATCGCATTGGTTCATCCGGGCCGCTGTCTACCATGTAGATCGAAGCTGTACACGCCGACACGTCCGCGAGTACATAACGATACGCGGGGAACCGTTGTGCCACGATAGCGGACTGTATAGCCGAACCGCTCACCTCGATAGTAATCGGTTGCTGGTCAAGCCCTAGCACGTCCACCCACGTAGCGCCCGTGTCATCCGTAGCGCCCTGCAATGTGACCTTCATTGATCCTTCCGATGAATCTACAACAATGCGGGACTCGTTCACGGCATCCTTGCCCGTTCCGGTAGTATCTACCGTGAACGCAGTCCGCGTGTATGTAGTAGCTCCCGTGAGCATCAATGGCGTTTGAATCTTTGCAGGGTCAATACCTTTCCGGCGAAGCTGTTCACCGATATGATACGCGGCTCCGCGCAAAGCGAAGCGCAGGTCATCATCCGATTTGATAAAGCGTTGTATATTCGGATGGAACCAATAGCACTCTTGCGGCTCCACGTAACAGGTCAGCATATTACCGCCTCACCTTGATGTATTCGTATCGGACGATTCCCGTATCGTTTTTGCCGATCATGAGGCGCAGATGCGAAGAGGCCGAAGGGGTCAACTCGAACACGCCCTGATCGGTGCCAACATCACGCCCCAGGTCAGACACCCACTGCGTCACAACGGTATCGCGGGACACCTTCGATCCGGCCCCGGTATTGATCCCGCTGACAACGTACTTCAGCGGCATCGCCTTCCACGTTGTGTCATTGTTCGACGTAGCACCTTTGCCAACGTACCCAACCTGAACACAGAACGAATCCGTAATCGCGCCAAGATAGATATGCAGGTACTCTTTGTAGTACGCACCATTGTCTGCACGCTTGATGTACTTGAATTCGCCTCCTCCGCGTGTGTGCTTTGCCGCGTTCGTTACGCCCGTACCAACGAGCGAGTCCTTGCTGATCGTGATTGTCTGCGCCTGCGCGCCGATTGCCACGGCCAGAACCAGAGCGATAAAGAGGGAGAGAGTTTTCATATTCATTCCTCCTTATTCCGCTTTCGCTTTAATGACAACGAGCGGAGTCTGCGCAGCCGCTGCGCCTGTTACCGCCGTCCAGTTGCCCGCCGTTCCGAGAGCCGCGTCTGTGACACCGCCGCCCACTGTCGGACCCGATCCGGTGAAGCTCACGCCCGGAATGTGGAGACAGTTGGACCAACGTGCTTTGTAGATGTCCGTGCCGCCCGCCTTCAAAACGAGGCGATCCGTTTCGACATTGTACGGCTCTTCGATACCCATGTACACGGCATTGCTGCCGAACACGACTGTATCGTAAATGCCGCCCGTGTTGTACACGCGCTCGTTCAGGAACACGCGAAGCTGGCCGATGCTGCCAACATACGTTGACAGCATTCCGAGCAGTGCCGGATTGTCAGCGCCCGTCGTGCTTGCCTGTGCTGTGAGATACTCGTTGATACGAGCTTTCCAGTACAGCGTCGGGTGCATGATGATTCCGTTCACCATGCCAAGATGCTCACCGAACACCGCCATCGCGGACGCGATAAACTTGTGGTCCCACGTGTCCGAGGACTTGTCAACGCAATGCGTTGCGTACAGCGGGGCCGTAGCCGCACCAATCACGCCCTGCAAGAGATACGTGAAGAGCGCCGTTTCCGTGTCGTACAGATATTGTTTCGACAGTGCGCGGGCGATTTCGCGTCCCGCAAGGTCAAGGTCAAGTGAGCCAGCACGAGCGCCCACGTCCTCAATTCCGAGAACTTCTGCGCGCCGACGAACCACGCCGATCATCGTGCCGCTTGCGATGTTGTTTATCGTCAGATCGGTATCCGCTGTTGGAGTCTGCGCCGCTGCCGTTGTGTGGTAGAGCGTCGGGATGGTGAACGTGTTCACGCCCGCCGACGGAAAAGGCGGGTTGTTGTCCACCTGAAAAAGCCCGGTTGTCATTGCAGAGAAAACCTCATCAATGAAAATCGGGAGGTAATTGTCAACGACTCTCGCCGTTGTTACAAGGTTGCCTGCCGCAGTAGCCGCCATTGCTACCTCCTACTCGTTTTGAGAAATTCCTTCGTTTTCGCACGCGCCAGAGCGGGGTCCGATTCCATAAGCTGAATCCGTTCGACCTCCGTCATATCCGCCCACGACTTGCTTCCCGGTGCCGCACCGCCGCCGCTCCGGGGCACGTCTCCGGGTCCGTTCTTTTGCGGGAGCAGGGCAACGACTTCTTCCAAGAGGGAAATGTCAGCCGTCTCGAATTTTGCGCGCCTGTCATCCGGCAAGAGCGCAAGTAGCGACTTGCGCCGCTCTGATTCGTAGCTCGTCCATTTGTCCCGGTAAGATTCAAGCGCCTTCAACTCCGCGTTCTGCGTTTCAAGCTCTGCCAGCCGTTCGTCAAGCAATCGCTTTGCCTCGTCGTACTGGCCTTTACTTTCCGCTTCCTTCTTCCGTTTCTCGCGTTCTTTGTCGCGTTCCGCAATGGCATCGGCCTTGCGCGCTTTCTCCGCTTCAACAGCGGCTTCCAATTCTGCGAGTTTCTTTTTTAACGCAGTCAACTCTTCGCTATCCGGCGGGGTTGACGAGCCGTCCGGCTCTTGCTTGTTCGTGTCGTCCGACATCGAATTACTCCAATATAGTAAATAGATTCGTGAATGTCAATAGGTGACAGTGTTAATTTTTCGCAGATGCGTTCTTTTTTTCGAGCGCATCAATTTTCTTCTCGATGCGGTCAAGTTTCGTCCGTATCTCTGCGAGCGCGTTGTCGATCACGATGCGAATGTCCGCCTTCGTGATCGGTATCGGTGAGGATGTTTCCGGCATTGTGTACTCCTGTTGTGATTAACCCAGACCGCGTTTTCGTTTGTAGTTGAAATTGCCCTGCCCCTTGCTATCGAGTATGCACTTGCAATTACGCCCGCACAAGCTCCACCCTGACCGGGGAAGGCCTGCGCTTTGCCATTCCGCAAGTGACCGCTTCTCGCCGTTACGCCCCGAACAGTCTGGACACGGTTTTGCACTCTCCACGCGCCACGTGAACAAGCGTAGCCCGCGCCCCTTCTTTTCCGCGTCCACATCGTCCGCGTTCAGACGTGCTACCATGCCGTCGCCCCAACTCTTGTTGATAGCGCCATCAATGATCGATACAATACGGCGCTTGAACGACTCGGTGAATGTCCGCGCTGTGACGGAGTTCCCGCCGAACACTAGATCGCGGATCGCCTCTTGCGTCAGGCCAGCCGCCGCGACCGTTCCTAGATACTGATCGACCTCGGCCTGTACCGTGTTCGCCTCATACGCGAGTTGTTCCGCTATCTCGATTACAAGCTCGGTAGCAAGCGTCTGGAGTATGATGTTGGGTATAGGCATTAGCCGAATATGCTCCTAATGACGCGCTCGAAAATCTGTTCTTTGAGTTTTTCGATCTGCTTGATCGCTTCGGGATAAATCGCCCAATGTTCGCGTTTTGGCGGTCTGTCGCCCGTCGGTGCGTTGTGATACCCGCTTATTGCTTCACGGCTTTTTGCAACGCGCACAACGGCCATATTCTCTTCCGCTTCCACCGTCGGCTTCCGTAAATAACCAACGTCGATAAGCGGCTTTGTGGGGTGTTTCGCGCCTTTCTTGCGCTTGCGCGCTATCGTTTCTGGTTTGAGCTTTTCCCATTGGCTCCCGTCCGGCGCGATGGAGGCGTCGAACGCCTTCATGCGCACGGTGCGCACAATGTTCCCGAATTTCATCATGTCTTTTATGCCGAACGAGAACCGCGCAACCTTGCGGAACTTTTTACGCAACCCGTCCACGTCCGTTTTAGGCATCGGCCCCTCCGTCCCACCCAAGATTTACAGCGCGGGCAATGTCCGGCAATGCGAGCATAGCAAGCGCAATGCCTTTGAGTACCATTTCACGCCGCACATCTAAGCCGCTGGGCGTGTACTTCGCTAGGATCGCGTCGGCCTCTGCAATCCCCGGCGCGTCTTTCAACACCCTGATTTCAGCGGGTGTCAGCTTCCACGAAAAGCCCGATTCGATACGGGCCGTTACAGCGTCCGCAATCGCGTCTGCTTTCTCCGTAAGAGCGTTGTACTGTTCCTCTGTCACTGGATGTTCTCCAATGCCCCGCCCTGCGCGTTTACAGGCCCCGTGCCGCGCTCTTGCCCTTCGTTCGGCTCTAGGCCTTGCAACAGGTCCATAAGCCCGCCACGCGCCCCGGAGCCGGTAATGCGCTTCCACTCTGCGAGGTTCTGCGATATACGCCGGGATATTTCCGCCGGGTCCGTCGTGTCAGAGTTATACCTGATATACCAATCGACCAACGAAAGGAACCCCTTCTTGGCCAAGCGGTCTTCGAGGTCAAACCGCTGTACTTCGTCGAGGTCCGATTCCACGTTCTCCGAGAAGTCCACTTGGAACAACGTCTCATCTTCGGGAAGCTGTTCGCCGCTCCACTGCCCCGCCGCGATTGCGTTGTTTATCACCATCGCCGTGATGCCGTACAAATCACGCTCGAATCCTTCCATGCGTTCAGCGTCGTTTGCTCTACGGTCGAATAACTCTTCCTTCATGATCCGCAACGCACGACCGGACATTTCCCGCGTCTGGCTTTCAAGCATCGCGGCGCTGATACCCTCCTCAATCGCCGCGTTCTTAAACAGCGTGTCCATCATGTCCGAAATAAGCTGCGAGTGTGGCGTACCGGAAATGTTTTCGAGTTCCGGCGGGATGTTCGCGCCGGCCAACGCCTGTATATCGTCATAGGCGTACACCTTGCGCGGCCCGATCACATCGCCCTTCCCCAACGTCATGTTCTTCGCCACCCAAACGCCCATAGCCGACATCAGCATATCATCCTGCAACAACATCTCGTAGAAGTTGCGCCGCATTGCCGCCTCTGTCACATCCCACGCGCCGCCCGTGTATATCGTGCTTTCGTCGGCTTCCAACTGAATGAACACCGCCGGAATACGACCATAGGGATTCTTCATCCCCTCATTGCCCGAAAGCGGGATCTTTTCACCGCGCACATTCCTTGTGTACACTTCGTCGGGAGTCCACACGACAACGCGGTTTTCAGGAGAGATCGCACCGCCGTACATCTCCGCGCTATACAGCACCTTTTCCACTTCCCCGGAATCGCCCTGCATAACCCTGAACGAGTTCGGCATCCGCACGATATACTGCAACTCTTGCCCCTTGCTCGTTTTCACGATGCGCGGGAGAACCATGACAAGGTTAGTATCTATCGCCCAATAGTACGCACGCTTCATTGTGTCGTTGAGCTTGGACGCTTTCACCAAATCCTGATACGCTTCATCCGCTGGGTTTTCCTCATGTGTCCCTTCCGGCGCTAACCATCGCTGCGGGTTCTGTTTGTAGAGCATCGAAACAGCGTTCAGGATTTTCGGCACAAACGAGCGGGTCGGAATGATGCTGTTCAGCATCGTATCCTCTTCAAACACCGCTGACATATAATCGACAAGGAACCGCGCCCGATTGTCAATGTCGTACTCGCTGACCTTTGCGAACGATACCAGCTTCTGGTAGATCAAAAGGTTCTCAATCTCCAGCGACACGTCCGGCTCTTTCACCTTATCAAGGTTGTTCACGCGCCCGAATCCCTCTGCGCGTAGAGCATGTTCCCACACGCCTTGAAAGGCGCTCCGAAGTTCCGATACTTTTTTAAGCGCCATTCCGCACCCCCACAGCTATAATTGATTCGCAACCGACAGTATCCCGCACACGTTCACACGCCACAACGCGCATACCACCAAGCAGCACATCCCGAACGCACCTTTCGGAGAACCGCCAATAGTCCCCGCCATAATCGTGGTACGGCATCACCGGCCCACCGTCGAACGAGGGAACGGACAGGATGAACTGATCCACGCAAGAGGCGACGTACATCGCCGTCTCCCACGCCCTAGGGTCGTGCTCCAATGTCTCCAAACATATCGCCGTGTGAATTGGCCGCGCACGCTCACCGATCCATCCCGCATTGTCCACGAAGTACCGCCGCCCGTCACTCACTACATCCACGCCCGGCCCGTCCACGCGGTCAACGCCCACGTACTCACACGGGAACAAATCGCGCACAGTGCCATTGACGTTCAATGCGCCTATCTCAACGCACCGCGTACCATCCGGCGGGATTACGATGGTCCCGTCTGCAATCCACTCCGCTACTTTGTCTCGTAGTGCTGGGAACATTACAGAACACCTATCGCCTTGTACCATGCGTCCTGAATTAGCTCAACGGTTTCGGGCATGACCATAAAGCTATGCGGCTCTCCGTCAACGAACATCGTCAGCGTCCGCACACCGTGTGAGCCGTGAAGCGCCATAGCACCAACACGACGCAAGTCGATAATCACTTGCCGAACATCATCACTGCGCGTGTTTGTTATGTGCATTATGTTACCTGAAACACGAAATAGGTTCCCCGCATCATCGTCAAACGTGAAATTCATCTACCGGCTCCGTGTGGGCTGTTTGCGTATCGGGTATTTTATCATCGCGTAATACCTCACTCCATCGGCTGAATGCGTCCGCATTGGATCGCCGCCGTCGTCCTGTTTCGTCCCATCCTCCTTCCACGTCACGCGCTCGAAGTCCCGGCGCAGCCCGTCCGTGTCTTTGCCCGGATAAAGGAACAGCTTTCTTTCGCCCTTGCCATTGCATAGCAGAGCGTTCAACGCCGCCGACGAATCGCGCACCGAAGGGCAGGGTTGATACCTCGTGTTGCCTCTCGCCTTGCCACTCTGGAACCAATACGATTCGATTGTTTGCCAATCCGAAAGGAACGAGGACGAATGTGCGTGTGTCCCCGAATAGTCGCCGTAGAACTCCAACACTTGCGGAAGTGTACCGTATGTGTCAACGAACCACGCTTCTAGCGCCACACACATATCCCGCGTGTTCGTGTATTGTTTCTGCAATGAGGCGCGGACGAATATCCCATCGCTGCGCTCTTGCAATACGCACCATGACATAGGTTTCTCGGACACGTTGAAGTCACACGTAATCGTAACGGGCAATCCTAGTTGCAGGTCGACGTCCCTGTCGTTCTCCGGCCCGTATGCGTAGTAGATCCGCCCCTGCGTAAGGTTCGTGAACTGTCCATCTCTGTATGCTTTTAACTCTAGGTCCGTGTGCGCACCGGCGAGAGATTCAAGGTAATCGGACGGGAGTTCGGTATTGATTTGGGAGCTTGTCTGCAGCCACTTGCGCCCGTCTCCCTCGTACACGTCGATACGTACACCGTCCGCATCTATCGTGTCAACGAGCTTTGTCTTTTCGTACAACTCTTCATAGCCCCATCCCAACCCCTCGGGAGTTCCGGTCAGGAGGATAACGCGCTTCTTTGCCTGTGGATGACGCACACGCGCGATCACCTGCTTGAACACGTCGCGGCTCTGTATGAAAGGTTCGTCAATGGCAGCACTCGCCACGTTCGCACCTTTCAAGCGTTCCGGATTGTCACCGGACCGTAACCATATCTGCGCGTTGAACTCTGGCAGCGTAATCCGGTTCGCGTTCTGATTGTACGTGTACGGCATCCCGATACTTTCGAACAACTCTTCATACGCCGGAACGACGATATCCCGCACCATTGGGTATGTAGGTTCCACGATCAAAACAGGATACGGTGCGTTCTCAATCGCAAGGCGCAGCATCTCCCTGCACATTGCAAACGTCTTCCCGCCGCCGTAACCTACCACTAGCGCCTTTATAAGCAACTGCCCATCGCTCGGCTGCCAATCGGAAAATATCTGTTGGTGCGGGAGACGCGAATATGGAATGGTTACGCTAGGCAAAGTTGACCGTGTAGGTTTTGTTCGCCTCTTCTCCCTTCGGTGGTTCCGCGCTAGGTTTCGGGATCGCAAAGGCCATAAGGTCAACCACGGCATTTATGAAGTCCCGGCCCGTCAACTTGTCCAGCTCTTCGCCTATGCGCTCCCTGCGCGTTTCAAGCATCTCCAAAATAAACTCGCGCCCGAACCGTGTTACCTTGTTCGGGACTCCCGGCTTTCTGCCTTTCGGGTTGCCTGTTTGTCCTTTTCTTTGCGCCATTCGCTAGAATGTTCTCTGCATATTTTGCAATGTTACTTTTTCGGCTTTTTCGGTTTCTTTTTGTTCATGCTGTTCCTCAATAGTTGCTAATATACACAATTTACAAGTGAATGTCAAGCGGATTCAGCGTTCCCCGTCCAACTCTTCCAACACCAACGCCTTAAATGTGAGCACCCTGCGCCGGTAGTAGTGTTCCGCGTCCTCGTTGCTCGTTTGTTTCCCAATCCCCTCTTGCCATGCGCGGTACAGGACTGCGCGTAGTTCTTCACTTGGGGTCCGCTCCTTTGTGCCCTTCACGCCCCGCAAGTCCCGCTGCGCTTTCGCGGTTTCGAGCTCTTCCGGCGACAGTTCGCCTTGCGCGAATATGACAACACCCTCTTGCTGGTACGCGGCGTGGATTTTAGCGAACCCTTCCGGCCCTAGCTCTTGCCGGGACCGGAAGCGTATTGCGATACCCTTGTCCGCTGTGGGAGTGTAGGATGCGAGAGTTGCGGGGATGGAGAAGTTCATTTTTCGCCGCCCTCGAAAAAC